CTGGTCTGCAAGTTCTATCGCGGTTCGCTTGGTGAATGCCACGTCGGCTACCTGAAGATCGCCGCACAAGACGAACAATCCGCTCTCAGCATTGCAACGCAAGCAATTTAAAGATCGCGCCCGGTTCGCCGGGCAACAAAATAACAACCAACCGGAAGGAACCGAAAATGCACACCAATGACCATTTTTTATTACCTCGCTGCACCGGCATGAACTGCGGCGCGACGGACGCGAACCATTCGCCCGAGTGCCGCGCTGAACATGCAGCGGCTGTCGCTGGCGGACGATTCGTGAAGGACGATGCCCGTATCGCCCCGCGTGCGGACGCCGCGCCCCGGCCTTTCACCGACGAGCAAATTGCAGCGCTGCGTGTTGCTGCCGACACGTTGATCGAGCGATACGCAGAGCCGATTCGAGTCATTCTGCGCGATGCTGAGCAGCCGCGCATGTGGATCGAAACTGGCGGCTTTGGTAGCAACGAGCCTCCGCGCCTTGTTGTGGATGACGCCCCGCGTGCGTCTTACGGTTCCGGAATGATCGACGCGATTGAGGATTTCGCGCCGGTGCCGCGTGCGGACGCCGACACAGCGGGGGCGCCGTCGATCACGGCGGAAGAGTTCGAACGGTGGCGTATTGCCAGCAAGGAACATCGGGACGGATTGCTCGCCAATTTCCCAAAAGAAAAGCCAATCAGCGACGCAATGATGGATTTAGTTGATCGGCTTGGGAGTGAGGCTTCCGAAGTCGATCCACGAGCATGGAAGCATTTACTTGTGTATGCGCCCCAGCGTGCGGACGCCGAAAAGGATGCGGCGCTGACGGATGACGAGATTTGCGACATTTGGTTGCGCACGACCGGGTTCGATCAGCGGGGAGTAGATCAAGACGTGATCGGCTTCGCCCGCGCAATCCTAACCGCTAAGGAGAAGAAATCGTGAGCAAGGATGAAATCGAAGCGATGAACGAAGCCCGCGCTAAATGCTCGTGGGCGCACAACACCGAATCACGCAATTCATTCCTGCATGGGTTTGATGCTGGCATTGAGTATGCACGCCGCACTGTGAGCGGGCAGGAGGCGCAGCCGATCTATCAGGCTCGGTCCATCAATTCAGTGACCTGGACCGACCAGAGCAAAGACGGGTACGACCACATGGCGAAATACCCGATGTGCTTTGAAGTGCGCATCGTCTACGCCGCCCCCATTCCCGCAACGGAACTGAAAGATGCCGAGCAATAAGAAGCCGCGCAAGCCACGCAAGGTGATCGAGCCGAAAAACCACGTCATGTATTTATATGACGCCGACGCGCCGATGCAGGGAGAAGAGCGGCTCGAAGTGCTAACGTCGGCTCACATGGCTGCCCTTGCCCTTTCCCGCGGCGAAGGAACAAAAAACGAATGGGACGTGATCGTTATCGCGATGAACATTGCGATCGTACTGTGTGAGTCGGCAGGTAATCGCGAGATCGGCCTGCGCGCTCTCTACGACACGCAGAACGCCATGATCGACGTCTGCGAGCGCTTCCAGGCGCGCGGCAATTTCGTTCTGACTGGCGAGGAACTGAAGGCGATGAACGGCGGGATACACGTATTTGAGCAACTGGTCGCGACCGTCAGCAGGCGCCAATACACGCGCGCATGTGCCGAATACACCCGACGCCTCAACGCGGGGAAGGCTGTGCAGATACGCAAAGGCACGGCGACCGAGAGGTTTGCGCTCCGAGAGGCAGCGTGATATATAGCACTGTTGCTATAGTGCTATAAGCAGTTTGATCTTCCGACACTTGCCCGCTATCATCCCCCAATAAATACAGGGGGAACCATGTTGATAACGGTCGGAGCGGAGAAGGGCGGAGTCGGGAAAAGCACCATAGTTGAGAACCTAGGGGCATTACGAGCATCGAAGGGTCATCGCGTGCTACTTGTCGACCTAGACGCGCAGCAGACCACAGCCAAATGGTGCGCCGTCCGCACTGTGTCAGGGGTCAAGCCAGAAATGCTTTGTATCCCGCGTGGGAAAGACTTGGCGCGCGATCTGGTCGCGCTGCGCGAGCAGTTCGACACGGTTCTCGTCGACATCGGCGGGAAGGACACGAGCGATTTTAGAGAGGCGATGGTTCTGGCGGATAGGGTCATCGTGCCGCTGAAGCCGTCGCCGGCCGATCTGAGCACGGTTCCAGACTTCGCGACGATGATCCGGCGCGTCAATACGGCGATCGAGGACACCAAGGACGTCGCCGTCGTGCTGAACATGGTCGATGCCAGCTCGAACCAGTACAAGCGGTTTCTGGCAGGGTTTGAGCCGTTCCTAGACGTACTGCGCGTGCTCGACGGGCGAATCTGTGATCGCGTGGCGTTCCAGAAGGCTTACGAAGAAGGGAAGGGCGTCCACGAGCTGGCGAGCAAGGATTACGACCCGAAGGCGGCCGTTGAGATCGACAACCTGTACACGGAGATTTTCGGCAATGAATAAGCCCATGCAAGCGACAGGGGCCGACGCGCTGGAAAAGCTGCGCAAGGCACAGGAAGCGATCGATCCGAAGGCAGAGCCAGAGCAGAGCGGCGACTGGCGAGTTCGGCCAAAGAAAATCCCGTATCGGCAGATCAACATACGAATCCGAGAGGATCTGTACGAGGCACTGAGCGATCTTGCCTTCTACACCGATGGCGAGAGCATGAGCAGCATTGCCGGCCGCGCTATCGAGAAAGAGATTCGCGTGATGCTGCGCGAGAAGGGCGTTAAAGTCTAACGGCCATCCCCGTATGGATAACTCACCCGCCCACAGCGCAAGGCTGTGGACGGCCCTTCGGGTCCGTGAGTTACCCACACTCGAACGCTGACGCGCCCTGCGGGCTTGCCCAAATGAGAGAGAGAAATCAAGAGCGAAGGGCGGTAAACCTAAGAATGAGAAGGGGCCGGCCGCAAACACCCGCCGTACATAGAGGCCACCCGACACTTGTTCACGGTAAACCCTGCACTAGCCAAAGGCAAACCCTGCACTTTTAGATCAAAAAGTGCTTGCTTGACCCGACATGCGATGCCTAAAATGTCGTTACTTTAAAGCCGAAAGGTGCAGGGTATGGCGCGCACTTATAAACCGAAGATAGCGTTGAACCGTCTGGAATACTCGCCGGACGTCAATCCGCTGCTAGAACCTAGAGAGATTACGCTCAAGCGTCGCCGCGTCCGAACCGGAAGCACAAGGGATCTGGTTGATCCGTCGACCGGAGAAGTGTCCGGCGTATCGGCCGTCTACACCATAGAAGAAAAGGACGACGCCGAGTTCGTGAAGATATTCGCAGATGGTGTAAAGGCTGCTTTTGGGCTGACGCAGACCGGCGCGCGCGTGTTTCAGGCCGTGCTCGATGCGTACCAGAGAGCCGCGATCAAAGGCGGCTATGCGGAGGCCGTAGAACTGTTCTGGTTTAATGACGGCCTATGCGGGCGCGACATTGGAATGAGTGAGGACACTTACAAGCGCGGTTTGCGCGAACTGCTCGACAAAGAGTTCTTGGCGCCGCGGCTATCCAGCTCGTTTTGGGTCAACCCATCGCTGTTCTTCAAAGGAGATCGCGTTCGATTCATCAAAGAATACGTGCGCAAGCGCAGCAACGCCGACCAGCAGAAGCGTGAAAAGGTCGAAAACCAAACGGAATTGGAACTCCGATAAACATCATTATGTCAACACTGATAAAAACAACCATGACTGCGACCATCATGAACGACAACAAAATCGTCGAATATACCGAGCCGATGTTCGAGCAAACGGAAAGCGAGGCCGAAGCCCCGCCTGAAAAGTTCGATCCGGCAGAAGCCGTGCGCATGGCTGCGCGCGCGGCCGGCTGGCTCGATTAACGCGATCGGCGCGCGTGCATCTGGCATTGATAGTTCATCGCACCAGAACTGTACGTCACAAGTCCGACCATATAAACCGTCGTGGTCGACGAGATCGAAACCCGCTGAGTCGGAACGGCATAACCTACGTTCTGCGCGGCCGCCGCTGCTTGAGCGGTCTGGCCGAGCAGGTAATTTCCCGGCGTCGTTGCTGACGTCGTGTTAAATCCGGCGTTCGTTGCCGTCCATGCCCCCGAGCCGACGCCTGCCGCCCAAAACACGTTGCCGTAGACTTCCCAATCGCCCGCTGTCAAGGAAAGCGTGCAGAGGTTGCCCGCGACGCCTGTGGCCGGGGCAAAAGACGTGTTAGTCGTCACCTGCGACGAAATAACCTCGCCGACGCTGCCCGCAGCCGCGTTGCCGCCTGAGATAGTGCCGATGATGTTCGGTGCAGTGATAGTCGGAGTCAGCGAGAATACTGCGGAGCCGGATCCAGTTTCGTCACTCAGAAGCGTGGCGAGCTGCGCACTGGTCGTCGATGCGAACTGCGACAGGTTGCCAGTCGTCAGCGCGGGAGACGCGAGGTTAGCGCTGTCCCAAGGTGTTGCGCCGTTGAACGTGGGTCGAACGGAGAACGTCTGCGCTGCCGCCCAGGTGTTCGCGCCATTCAGCAGCGGGATCGTCGCTCCGCTCGTCCCGGTATTGACTGTAGCAGCCGTCCCGAGCCCGAGGTTCGTTCGCGCCGTGGATGCGCTGACCAGATCAGACAGGTTGTTGGCCTTAGCCAAGCCGCCGAGGCCGGACAGCGTGACAGTCGCCCATGCGGGCGCCGTCGTCGGCCCGGTCGATGTGATCACCTGCCCCGACGTCGAGCCAACAGGGTTCAGCAGTTGGATCGGGGTGAGCGTGGCGCCGAACGTCAGCGACGACAGCAGCAACAGCGAGAGAGCCAGAAGTCTTTTCATCATTTTGCGTTGGGTTTCCAGTTGCAGTTCTTCGCGCCTGCCAGGTTGTGAGAAAGGATCTCGCGCGACGTCTCGTCACTCAGGACATCGCTTTTGCTGACGAAAATCGGCTTCGTCCAGTCGCAGCCTGTGTCGACGATCTTCGTCTGCGTGACGATACGAACCTCTGGCTCGGGTTTAATCGCGGGACCATCCGTCGCGCAACTGCTGAGTAGCAGCGCCGATAGGCTGAGAGGCAACAGTCGATTCAACATTTTCACGTTCCTTTAGCGCCTGAGCGCCGGCTTGTGCGGCTGTCGCATTCGACTGCGCGGCAGCGTCTTGAACTTGAGCGGCTTGCGTCTGCGCTTGTGCTGCGACCGTCTGCGCTTCTGCGACCTTCTGGTTTGCGGTAGCCGCTGTCGACTTCGCACTCAGGTGCGAGAACAGGCCAAACAGAATGCCGCCGCCAGCGAGCAGGAACGGCCAGATGCTTCCGAGTAGCGCGATCATTTGCCGTCCCTCATCATGGTTGCGAGCCGAAGCGCCCTGCCCGGCTGGCCGTTCTTGTCGTAGATGCCGACTTGCGACGCCCACGCCGAATTGAGCAGTTCATTCGCGGATGTGTCGTATTTGCCCTGTCGTGCGGCTGTAAGCGCTTTAACGAACCCGAGAAGGCGCGTGATCCCCATGTTGAAACAGAGGTTTGCCATGACGCGCTGACGCACATCGTTCAGGTTGCGCCACCACGGGAGGGCTCGGTCGAGGTCGTGAAACACATCTTCGAGGTCATCGTCGAGCAGCGCATTGACCTGCGTGTCGTTCAGCGGATACGACCAGCCGGCCGGCAGCGGTTTCGCTTGCAGGTTATGGCCGACGCCCGTTGTATCGATGTTCTTCGTATCCTTGTACTTCACGTACCGCACGCCTTCATCGCGGCGCAGCTCGGCGATCAGCTTGGCGAGGTTGTCGTTTGTCATTGCTTAGGCGGCCGTTGAACGACACGAGCGAGGATGAAAAGAACGCTGCCGATGATCGGCGCGTACTGCTGGCCATTCTTCGGAAACCACGAGATAAACGAAGGCATCACATTCGGCCATTGATCCGCAGCAAGCGGAATCAGCGAGTACAGCAACGTCAGAAACGCCGCGACTCGAACAGACGCGAACTTGTACGCCGCACGCCAGTCATCGATCAGAAGTTCTTTCATTTCGTCCACCCTCGAATGCCGGGCCGATTCCCGGCGCTGTTTGATACCAACTGATCCTTCAGCGCGTCGATCTTCGCGTTCGTGTCCTTCACGCTTTGGCCTATATCTCGCAATTGATCGCGCATGTCGGAGCGCTGCTCCTGCATCGCCGTCTCAATGCGAGTGAAGTGCGACTCCTGCTGCTTGTCGTGCTCTTCAAGCGTCGACACTCGCCCAATAAGCCCGATATAGACGGCAACCAGAGCGATCGCGGCGCCGATGATCCCGGTAACAAGTGTCTGAATGTTGACCGTCGTATCGAGCCAGCTAGCCCCTCGCATGCCACTCATGACGATCCCGCCTTCTGCGCTGGCGCCGGAGCAAGATTCATCAGTTGCTGAACCGCAGGCGCAACTTCCCGGTAGGGCCGAGTAGCCAGGTAATTAACGATCGCATCGCGCAGCTCTGCGGAGATAATCAAGTCCATACGTCAGGCTCCAATAAGGCCGTGCGTTGTGAGATCGGCGATCAGTTGCGCCAAGCCGGCCGCAACTTGTGGGAGCGTCGAACTGCCAGTGATTGCCGCACGGCTTCCACCTGACGATGCGCTCCAGCCAGTGACTCGATTGCCGACGACGTTGTTGCCTGCCACGTTCAGAACATGCCCCGTAGCCAGCAAGAGGTCGCCGTTCGTCAGCGCCAGATTCATCTTGGCCGTTCCGCCGAGCTGCATCGTGCCGCCTGCGCTCGTTCCATTAGGGAACATTTGAAACTGGCCGTTCTGAGCTACCGCCAAGTAGTCGTTGTATTGCCAGTACATCGGCTGCGATGCTGTGTTGGCTGCGCCAGTTGCGCTTGATCGGCCGATGCTCATTGCGATAAACGCAGCGCCATCGATCGTCAGAAAGCCGGAACTCCACTGGTTCCCATTGCCAAGCGAATTGACGATGTAGCCGTTCGCGTTGGAGGACTGCGCGAGCGAGTTGCCGCCAATCGATACGCCGATGACTTCAGTGCCCGGATTCATGACGTTGAAGTCGAGCTCTGCGCCGAGCATGATGCGACCGGTTCCAGTGCCAGCCGCTCGGATCGCCGAATCTTGCAGCAACGTGTTAACGCCCCACACGGCTGCGTTATTGACTTCAGCAGTCGCCGCGCCGAATACCGCGACGCCATTGCCGTTGATGCCGCTAACTGGGCTGGCGTTCTTCACATAGCCCGCAATGCCGGTTGCTTGGCCAATCGCCGAGCCGTTCGTAATCGATGTCACGCCCTGCACACCGTCATAGAACGACTGGCCGGGGAAGATCGATTGATAGATCTCCTTGGCCGTGTGCTTACTGTTGCGCATCGACCAGCCGAACGATTCAAGCGCCGAGTAGTTGTAGACAGGCGCTTCGCCGAATGTCGATTGATCGACGCCGTCGTAGTTCGTGTTTGTATCCGTCCTCACGCGCCAGTGATAATTCACCAGGCCGTAGACCTTCGAGCCGAGCGCCAGCTTTGCATCAGTCACCGTTCCGTCTGACGGAGCGCCAACGAGCCGAGCAGCGCCACCCCGGATATAGACGGCTTGAACGCCGACAGGGATAGGCGAATTGAAAACGAGCGTTGTGTTCGAGAGAAAAAACTGATCCGGGCCCTGAAACGATGCATCGAAAAACACTTCGATGTTGTTCCCCGATAGGTACGAATTCGCAAGCGACAGCGTAGTCGTGGTGCCGGGAACAAACGTATTCGGAACAATCCCATCGCCCGCCGTAAAGATTTCGGTCGTTGCGCTCGCAGCCAGCAAGCCAATGGAGTCTTGCGTCAGGAACGGAGCAGTCAGAACAGAAATTGGAAGCGCGCGAGTTACCCCGTTCGCGTTGCTCCACATCGGGAGTTTGTCATCCGGCGAGAATGAGCCTGCGACGCAAAGGTCGTTAATCGTTGTCATTGTGCCGCCTCGGCGATTGAGCCGTATTTTCCGGCGATGATGTCTGCGTAGATCTCGCGTCCGTATTCCATCGAATCATTCGGCGATGCGTTGAACTTCACGGTCTTAGGCCCGAGGCGCGGGAAAACTACGTCGACAACGACCATGCTATGCGCCGCGTCGAACCAGACCGGATTCGCGACAGACGTGTATTCAGCCATTACGCAACCCTCAAATATTGTCGAATGTCACTGGCGCCAAGACCTGTCGCGAGCGCTGTCCATGTACCAGGGAACGCGGGAACATTCGAATTGGCCGTCAGGATGATGGCGCCGACCTGTTGCGTCAGGTTGATACTTACGAGACTCGCCACCGTGACAGCGGGCGATCCTTGAATCGCCACAGGCGAAACGGAGAACGCGTATTGCTGATTGACCGAATCCCAAGAAAGGGAGCGTGAACCGTCGGCGATGAGCGCGACTCTTCCGCCGTCTGCAATGAGATTGCCGGCCGATTCGATGTCGCCGACAAGCGTCTTGATCTTCTTGCCGCTGTTGATGAAGTCGGTCGTCGTGAGGCCGCCGTTCTGCGTGACCGTGACGCGCCCGAATTCCGTCGTGTTGTCGGCGTTGATGTTTCGCAACACGAAGCCGCCGATGCCCGAGCCGCGGTTGTTCGTCAGCCAAGTAGTGCCGGTGTTATCGTCGTTCCAACTCACCCAGCCGCCTTGAGACGCCGGATTGATGGACGGCGCATTGGCACGAAGCCACGCGAAATTGCCTTGCTGAAGATTCAGGTAATAGCGCGTCCCGTCATTGCCGACGATGACGAACGGGATCGTCTCGGGGGACGTGTGATCCGAATCGGCGCGAACGTACATCCCGATGGAGGTCACATACGCCTGATAGGTCGATGCGCCAGAGCGCGCGCGTAGATCGGTGAGCGAGCCAACGCTTTGAACGGTCGACGTAACCTGTGTGGTAAGCGTCGGATCGATCTCATTCACAGACGTAAAGACCGTGCGCCCGGCAGCATCAAGAACCGTGATCGAGTACGGGACTTGGCAGTAAATGTGCACCTGTGCGCCGCCCGATACGGCGCGGCCGTGGACGGTTCGAACAGGTTGTGCAAGGACAGTCGTCTGCGCGACGTCGGAATAGACCGTCTGCGGATAGGCGACAGGATCGAGCCCCGGCTGGCCAATGTAGATCGAGCCAGATTCGAGAGGTTGCCCGACAGTATCGGTAAAAAACGGAAGCGCGCGCGCCTCGCTGGTAGCGGACATGTGATTCTCCCAAAGATAAGCGGAGCGCCCCGAAGGGCGCCCGAGAAACGTTGCTTACGTTTGGTTGAACAAAATAATGCCAGCTTGCTCGGTGTTCGTTACTGAGACACCATAGAACGCGTCGACTCGGTAGCGCGACTGGTAGTTATTGATGCTGGCTTGCTTCGACATCACAATTTCGATGCCTTGGTCGGTCGTGCCGCGCATCACTGCGAGACCTTGATCCGACGGCACTGCGAGGCGACCCGGCAGGATTTCGACCGCTTCTTTCTTCCAGAAGCAGTTGACGCCCGTCGAAACGGTGTTCAGCCAGGTGATCGCTGCACCCGATGCCGGCGTTGCGGTGCAGTTCTTGTACGCGAGTTCCGCGTCGGTCGCGCCCTGGCCGCTGATGATTGCCGGCGTGATCGTGACCGTACCCGTACCGCCCGCGCCCGAAACGATGCCGACCACGCGGAACGTCTTGAGCTGTCCCGTATCAATCTTCGTGATCGGATGAACGTTGTTCACGCCAGCGATCGTGAATGCGTCGCCAACCTTGACCGTGCCCGACGTGACGGTGATCGCCAGCGCTTGCAGGCGGTTGTCCACGTTCGACTGAAGCGGGCCGCTCGGCGATGCGCTGAGAGCCTTCGGCGTGGTGAACTGGTTCGCACCGTTGACCGTGACCGTGACGCCAGCAGCAGCCGTAAGGCGCGCGAGGTAGTCAGCCTTCAGCACGCGCTCGAAGCCTGCCACTTGGCGGCCGACCGTTGCCATTTCGTAAGCGTTCGCAGCCTTCTGGCCTTCGACCAGATACGCGCGCGATGCCAGGTTGCCGGCCATTGCGTTGTAATCACGCGAACCGAAAACCGAGTAGCGGCCGTCGTAGTCGATGCCGCTTTCGTTCATCAGCGAATCAGCTTGCGCCAGATCGTCGAAGCCGGTTGCAGCGACGGTACGCTTCACGACGAGCGAGCCGAGGGTCGACACAGCGTTCACGACGTCGACGTTGATGTCGGAGGCGATCTTTTGCTTTGCAGCGGCGCCAAGACGGTTTTCTTGCAGCGCGTCGCGCAGTTCGGTTGCGTCCATCAGCCACGGCGACGAACGGATCGTGTCGATTGCGGCCGGGATCGTCAACTGCGTCTTGCCGACGAAGTTGGCGGTCTGGTCGAGGCCCGAGAACGAACGCGCGATGTAGGGCATCGGACGGCGGATGACGTCGCCTTGGCGAGCCATTGCGGTCTGATCGTTGTTGAACACGGTGACGGCTTTCGACATGACCAGTTGGTCATTGAATCCTTCAAGCAGGTTTTCGAAGGCGATGCGCTCTTCTTTCGAGAACGCGTTGGCGGTCGAAAGGACCGGAGTGACGGGCGGTTGAGCCATGATGTGTAATCCTAAATAACACGACGAAAAAGAATGGCGGGATCGCCACAAGATTTCGCATCCAGCTAGGACTAACGCTCAAGGCGCCGATGGGGCTGAGATACGTTGAGACTTGCCGATCTCGCCTGCGCGGAATGGCTCACGCAGGCGAAATTTAGCTTTTGTGCATCTTACTACTTTGCGTAATATGAAGCAACTACTGGATCATTTCTGCGCCATCTGACGCTTGTATGCGGCGACCTTCGAGTAATCGCCAGTACGCGCCGCTTCCTCGCGAAGCTTGTCAAGTTGCGAGCTGGAGGCGTTGAAGCCAGTGCCCCGCTCTGCCGTAACGCGTGCTTCCGGCGCCGGCCGGGTAGTTTTCTTTGTAGCCAAGGAAAGCTCCAATTTGGCGATAGCAACGGTGAACTTGACCGGATCGGCGATCTTCGACAGTTCGATCAACCGCGCGGGGGATTTCGACAGCGCGTAGACGAGCACAGCAGGATCGTCGGCGCCGCGCATGAGCAGGCCAGCTTGCGTCTGATTCAGGATTGAGCCGACTTCGGACTCTGCCTCTTCGAAGTCGTCGACGCCGAGCGATTCCTTGCGTGCGGCGTAGGACTTCTTGAAGTTCTCGACTTCTTCCTGTTCCTTGCGGATCGCTTCGAGTTTGGCGCGATCGGCTGCGTCGAGTTTGGCCTTCTGCTCCATCCAGGCGTCATACGCTTCCGAGAACCGCGTCTCGTCGTAGTCGTACTGGTCGAGCGTCGGCTTCGAGACGATGGCGTTCGCTTCCTGCTTCGGCAGCTTCGAGCGGATTTCTTCGAGTTCGCGCT